AAATAGGCATTCCGAAGTTCAGATCAAAATTCATGTCTGCCGTATCGTCAATGTGCAGCGTCATTGGATACTTATTGATGATGTCTCCTGGTGTTTTACCGCCTGTATTAAACAGATAGTAAAACGGTACAGTTACAGCACCATAGAAATAAAGGACTCTCAGTTCACCTATTTGACCATCGGGCGTAGTGCACATAGAATAGAACCTACGTGTACCGAAATCCTCAGTCATCATAGTGGGGACGAATGTCACCTCTATCTTTTTCTCTTGCTTTACAAAGTCGTTGTCGATTCTATAGGTACGTTCACCGTAGATTTGTTCTGTCTGCGTCTTGTAAATACTATTCTCTTCGTCTTTGCCTTCTTTGTAAGTGAACTTGTAAGGGTTGCCTTGTAAGTCTCCGTAAGGTACAATCTCATAAGGTTGCGAATAATCTAACTTTTGGGAATAGTCAACAGTACCAGCATAGAAATCATCACGAGGAACAATTCTTAAAGTCTTTGAATCAAGTGTTGTCTCAATATAAAGATTAAACATCTTGATGAAATTTGTCAAGAGTTCTGTTTGTGTGAAATCACCTACAAAGAAACTTTCAAAAGGAACTATTTTATTATAAAAAAGGTTAGTTGAAGTGCTTAAATTGTACCAATAAGTGCCATTATTTACACTTAATGATGGCTGAAATATCAAACCTCCTGTTGACGGATCTTCAACATAGCAACCTGTAAACTTTATTTCTACTTGTTTTCCATCAATTACATTTGCCGCACCCACTCCTGTGTCATCAAATACAACCTGATTAGATAAAACTTTTGATAAAATCTGAATTTGAGAAGTATATACTCCATCTACAACAACTGCAAAGTTTGCCCAAGCTGCTGAATCGTCTGCAATAGTTATATTAAATGAAGCGTCTAAATACAAATAAAATTCATAACGTGCTGATGCAGGAGCGGTGTATTTGTAAGTTGATGGATTGTAATTATTACCGTTGTCAAAATTGCCTCCTGTTGAATCGTTAGAAGCTGGTAATGTATCTCCTAAAACATTTTGTCCTGTGGTGTCTAAAGTAGTAGCACCTGTAACCTGAGCACGAAACATTCTATCAGTTACGTCAGCGTCACTTACCTTAAAACCATAGTTTGTGTAAGGTATAATTAGGTTCTTAAATCTTACGCTATTGAAAAAAGAATCTCCTGTATATGAATAGCCTTGATTTTCAAAAATCTTGTCTATTACGGTTTTTGCGTAAAGGCATGGCGTATGGTCAGCAACAGACCATTCATTAGAATTGTAGCCTTTAGTTTCCCTTTTTGGAAACATTTGAGAATAAACATAGCCTCTGCCTTTTTCAAAGGTTACTCCTGTTCCGTCAACTATAATCTCTGTGTCCCAAGAATTGATTACATTGGTTCGGTTTAAAACGTGGTTGTACTCGCTGAAATCAAGGTCAGATAGTTTAAGGTCTTTTATATTGGTAAATAGGTCAGCAGTCTCACCGTGAACCGTGCATACATACTCAATGTCATTCGTTCCTTTTACCGTAACCTCAGTCAATCTTATAAATCCTCTGAGTTGCTCCATGCCGTGAGCTATGATAACGCATTGAGCCTTCTTGTTTACCTTGAAATCGGATATCTGCTGAACATTATTTCCGATGGTTGACTTGCCAACCTCAAAGAAAGCATTAAAGAACTTGTTATTTACTTTCGTGCCAGGTAAAGTAAAACTTTTTGACCAATCACTTGTTCTCTTTTCAGGCTCTCTGATATCCGCTATTTGGCGAGTTATTAGAATCTGTAAGTCACCGCCTACCTCTAACTGGTAGCCTTCCGCTATTATTTCTATCATCTGCGTTGTGATTTGTCCATTGCACTTACTTCAACTTCTAAGGTCAAGTTAAATACCTTGTCGTTAACGTGGTATTTTCTTTCGTACTCACTTGTCCTGATGTTGACCGCTTTAAGAGTGCCGTCATACATCCAAACATAAGGACTGCCGATTAACTCTTTGAGCCAGTCTGCCTCAGCCTCTGTAATAAAGTTAGAGTTTAAAGTAAAGCGTGTTATTTCGTCTGTGTAGTAATCAGTTTTCCAATGGCTTTCAGCATCGTAAGTGTAAGTGATTGCCGTGTTGTCTAAGGTGTATGGATTTCGATTGTAAGACTTTCGATTGTAATTTACGCTCTGTCGTCTCAACATATCAAATCGGAATGATTCAACACCCCCTAAACGATTTAAAAAGTATAAATCTACCGTTGAGTACTTGCTACATCTGTCATCAATGGTAATTGTGTACGGACTGCCTACGGTAGTTCCTGCTGAATTCTTAGGAGTGATAGTGTAGGACTTTGTTCCAATAGGTATGCCACCTGGTATGTTTGCCCCAATCGGAAAACGAGTAATGTCCTGAGCCGTTCCAGTGATAGTCGTAGAACCACTTGGACTAAAAACAACATCCAAACTATTAAGTACACCAGCGTGAAGAGCGTATATCCAATCTTTTTGATCAATGTGAATTCTTTTATTTAGGTTGTGTGTTAAGAAGTTTGCAGTTGAGCCTGTTGCCATTCTGTAATCAGATTCAGCGTAGTTCATTAACTCTTCAGGGCTTAAAGCAGCATTCCAAACTTTTCTAACAGATTCGTTAGTTACTCCTGTAGATAACACTATCGGAGATGTTGCCCCTGTGCTATACTCGTAGCCAAACTTTGAAGTATAAGCAAATACTGAATTATTGCAGCCACTTGCTGCACTATCGTTGTAGTCCCAATCGTAGCTAACATAGTTTTCAAGGACACGACCAATGTTAAAAACGCCCTTATTATTACTATTGTAGTAAATAGGTGCTTTGAGCATTGTGATAGAAAACGGTGTGCCTCCACCGTAGTCCTGAATCACGCAGTTGAATCTAAAGTTAAATTGAGAATATGTGCCTGAGGCAGATTCCGAAACGACATAAATGTTGTCGTTGTATGCAGGAAGAAAACTTGTGCCTGATGTTGGTTGATGTTTGAAACTTAAAGCCATCTATACTTAAATAATTTTTACGGCAAAGTGTCCCAAATCAATCGTTGCCCGGTGAGGACTCGAACCTCAACGCCCTCAGTCAAAGTGAGGTGAACTGCCAATTATTCTACAGGGCAAAGTTGCTCGTCTTTCCGAGCCGTCAGCGTTCTATGTCTATTGAGAAGTTATTCGCCTATACTCTTGTAGTAAATTTAATTATAATAACTCATTTAAACAAGCACAAACATAAGATTCAAAACCTTGTTGTGCTGCCTTTTCAAGTCTCTTCTGTTGTTGTCGTTTTACCGTTATATGGAACGAAAGAGTATTCAAAAACTCCTTTAATGACAAGTTAAGAATGATATCCCATTCATTACGTTTGCCACCTGCTAATCGGTCAATGAGTCCAAGCCATCCGAAAGCATCTCCTTCATCTTCGCTTCCTTCTCCTTCAAATAGATTAGGGTAGCCTCTAATAACTTCGGATAAAGTTGAGAAAAAAAAACCGCATAATTGTAAAAGTTTACCAACGGCAAATCTGCGAAGTCTTTTACTTTCTGTTCATAGTCATCTTCTTTCTTGCGTCCAAAGATATTCACGCTATACGACAAACAAGCAATTATCTCAGGAAGCACCTCAATAGTATCTTTCTTCATTAACTCCTGCAATTCGATGAAATGGTGAGCCTTCATTTCCTTTGCAGTCTTAACGAGTCTATATCGTTTGCCTTTGTGCTTAAAGGTAAACTTTAATTTGCTCTTTGGTATCTCCTGAAGAAATGTCAAGTCTATTGACTTTAATTTGTCAAGTGTCCATTGCTCTACTTCTTCGTAGGGCGTTTCTGTGAGAATAGATACAACCCATGCAGTACGTTCAATAGCGTTGCAGTTCTTGTCTATCTCGTTAATCTCTTGTAGTTTTTTGATTGTAATATTATTCCAGTTAAGCATAAAAAAATAATCCTTTTTTGTTGTGTTGTTTGCAATCCCAAGCTAACGCCAACGACATTACGCAGTCATCGTGCAGTCCTTGTGGTGCGGTATATTTTACTCCTGTTCGGGAATATTCAAATTCAAAGTTACGCATTTCATCCGCAATATTACCGTCAGGGAATCCTATTTGCCTTTGTTGTACTGCCATCACCAAGCCTTCAATGAGTTGTTGTTTGCTCTGAGATGTAAATTTGAAGCCTACTACTCTTGGGTGCTTACGTTGTAGCTGCTCAACGATTGGATCACCAACACCAGTAGAATCTAAATAGGTCGGAGTGTTTCCGATTAAGTTAGAAATCTTTGTCATAGTCTGTGACCAATCCATTTGAAAGCGTTCAAAGTGACAGACATTACCTTGTTCATTGAGTCCAATTATAACCGTCCAATCCGTATATTTTGCTAAGTCAATGCCGTATGCCGTAACTATACCCGTTTGGGTAGGAATTATACAGTTTTCTATATTATCGTACCCGAAAGGGTTTGAATTGTCATCGGCAGGTTCAGCAAGGTATAACTCTTTGAAAACGTAGTCGGGTAAGTCACGCTTTGCCTGTTCTATTTCTTCTACATCTAAGATGCCTTCTTTCGCTGCATCGTAAGCGGTTATTTTAAAGTACTCTAAGTTCGGTTCTCCTCCTTTGGCTTTCTCTCCTAACTTATAAAACCAATTCTTTTTGCCTTTGACGTTACCAATTAGTTTGCACTTGCCTTTAGTTGCCGTCAACGTAGAACGTAAAGCGAACCAGGATTCCTCTCTTGCTCTACTTGCCTCGTCAAATACTGCTGCATAGACGTCATCACCGTATAAGTTGTCAGGTTTCTCTGCTGACTTAAATTCTATCCGTGAGCCTATTGGAGTAGTTAAGACAAGTTTAGATTCATTGCTCTGGAAGAAGTCACGAGAGTTCACCTGTGCTTTCATTCTCCTGAATGCAATCTCCGCTTGTTGGTAAACAGGAGCAACCCACCAAACCGCTTGGTTTTCTTTTAATGCCAAACTCTGTTCAAACAACCAAATAATATGAGACGCAGTTTTACCTGTCTTAGTTGACGCTGCCGTAATCGTGTAACGTGCAGGACTGTCTAAGATGGCTTTCTGATAACTCGTTAAAAATGGTCGCTTGTAGTTTATTTGCATATCATCTTGTTGGGTTCACCGAATTGATACCATATTGTTGATGTCACCGTTATGGTCTACACACTTTCTGTAACAAATCTATTCTCTTTTTGTTAATCTCTTTGATGTTGTGATGCTCGTTGCAGTAGTTGTAGTTTATCAAACCTACCTCTTTACTTTTCCCACTTTCTATCAGTTGAGTTAACGGTGTAGTCCAATTGTTATTTTGCACAAAGAAAACTCCTAAGTTACTTTTGTGGTTCGTGTATGGTTCTACATTGCTCGTTAAAATAGGACGCTTGTACGCAGCAGCCTCAACTATCTTCAACTCTGACTTGTAGCGGTTAAATGTCTGAGCCGTCAACGGTGCTAAACAGATATCAATCTCTGAATAAATCTCAGCGTACTTGTCAGGTGTTGTCCCTACTATTGTTTCAAACCATGTCGGTCTGTTCTTTTGGCTCTCTCCTGTAATGGCTTTCTCCATCTCTGCCCACATTCTACTATTTTCGTGATGACCACCCATTATAAACCTATATCCGTACTTCTCGCAGATAGGTCTTATTTGATTTGTAAGCAACTTAATATCTTCAACGTGACTTATTCCACCTACCCAACCAATCGTTGGTGTATGGTCTTTATTTACGTTCCATTGAGGCTGTGTAAAGTCTACTGCGTTTTCAGCTATTGCAATGTTATCTCCTTTGTAAAACTCCTTTATCTTTTCAGCAAGTTGTGGAGTCGTTACTTGTACGCCATCGGCATAGGTTAAAGCGTTCTTAACTCCGTCTTTAATGTAGGCACGATAAAACTTGTACGCTGGGTTGTACTTTGGCAGTACCCAATAGTCATCAAGATCAACGATGTAAGGCACTTTGTATTTTGCAAGTAGCGGAAGTATGTTGTACTGATAGCGTCCTAACCAACGATTGAATATAACGCAATCGTATTGCTGATAGTCAAGGTTTAGCCAATCTTCGTGGTTCAGACTTACATCTACGGTAATGTCGTGATCTTGCTGTAAACGAAGATAGGGAGTGTACAATCTATGAAAGGACACTCCGTTTGCTCCGTCAAGTAGACAAATTACTCTCATTAAAAGGGTTCTTTTGGCTTTGGCACTGCAACAGAGTGAGTCGCTTTGCTCTTCTCGTTCTGTTGTTTCAGTTTTTGTACACGCAAACGTACATCACCGTATTTGTTTACTTCTAATTTGCCGCTTTTAATAGCTTCGTTTAGTTTCTCGATGTTGATGCTGACGTTTAAGCCGTAGTCATCTGACCAGGCACTACCTAAGTAAGTTGTTTCCATTTCGTTTATTTTTCTTTTATTTCGTTTAAGAATTTTTTAATGATTTCATCGGATTCGTTTAAAATATACAAACTGTCTTGTTGACGAAGCCATTCAATAAAATTTTCTAATAGTTCTTTATTGCTCATTTGTTACCTCCGTATGTTTTGTTGTAGTATTGTTCAAAACTTTTACTTGGATTCCAATTTTTAACACCTTCAACCCAAGCATCTTCTAATTTTTCCTTCTCCATTTCTAAATGTTGTTCAAGCAACTCTTGAATTTCATCTCCATTGCCTTGCAAATACCCGCCTTCGTAAAGTGCAATTGCAAATAGTTCTACTGTTGTTTTGTGCATTAATCTAAGTTTAGTGTTACGTTTATTACTTTTGCTTCTACTGTCGCCTCTACTGATTCCTTTGGTTTGCCGTACACTCTTGATAGCAGCGTGTCCATAGAATATAGTGAGCCTTTCTCGTAGCTCTTTATGATAGCCTTTGCAACGGTTTTCTCAAGCATAGTCGCTTCATCGTTTTTAAGCACGTCTTTGATTTGCTTTTCGTCCATTGACATTATGACCTGAATAGAATCGTTAACCTGAGAAAGTGAGTAGCCGTTCTCTTTCATTAGAGTAGTGAACTTTTTAGGTCTTCCGTTAGGGTTGTTTGTCTCTCCTTTTTCGGGTACTTTTAAAGTCCCTCCGTTTCTGCCTTGAATCTCTTTCATTACTTTGTAGTTACTTTGTAATTACAGACTTATTCCTCTTTCAAAAAGCATCTGCCTTAGTTGCTCTCTTGTGTCTTCAAGTAAGGCATATTCATTCGGTTCAAGTTCGCTATACTTGATTTTTTGACGTAGAAACTCATCGATTTCGCATAGCACACAAAAGTAGTCAAATCCTTTGTTAGCGAAGTTGTATTGTTCCTGGTCTTCAGGTAGTTGAAATTCTATAGTTGCTTTCATTTTCGTTCGTTCATTTTAACTTGATGTACTACTTTCATCATGACTTTGTGTTCTTTTTTATCTCCAAGATCAATGTGACACTTTCTGCACAT